CCATAGATTCCATCAACCGTAGTCATTGTAAAAGTACCACCGCTTCCAAGCGACCTACTCCAATTAGTGGGTATGCCAGTACCGTAGTCAAGCAAAAACATATTGCCGTTATCAACCGTGTTTTGTGCATAGTTTAAATCAGATATAACCTCAAGCGATGTAAAGCCCTTTTTGATTACTTTAGTTTGGCTATTATCAATAAAGTAATAAGGTGTACTAACATCACTTAGGTATGGGGTAATTCTTCTGTTAATGTTAACCGTACTCAAGGTATCGGTTGCGCTTGTGCTATCGGTACGAAATACACGCAGCGTATCGGATGCCCTTTCGTTTACCGAGGTAATCCACCACTCACCACCCGACTGATATAGTTGCGCTCCATGTGCCACACAAATATCCTGTAACACATCGTAACAACTTTTGAACGTATAATCATTGTTAGTCCAAGTAGTTGGGAATATGTGAGTTTTGCGGATATAAGATTCAGCCGTACTATGGGCGGTAGCATAATAATTTATAGCCGAATTGATATAGATTGTAACCGGATAGGCAATATTAAGTAAGCAGTTGCGGATAATTTGCAGTAGCGATTCGGATGTGTTTATTGTTGCGGATGAAGGTTGATATGGTACGGTTTTGAGCAACCCTAATCCATCCACACAAATTATATCAACAAAGTTTCTGCCAGTTGTAAATTGTATGGCTATACTATCCATTAATACAAACCCCTGCCATATAAAGTACGTTCCATTATTGGCAACAAACCGAACGTAATACTTGCGGTCATCCGTAGAAACTAAATCCGGGTAAGGCCCTGTAAAATCGGTGAAGTCTGCCCGGATGTTAAATATAGTTGGCAGTATTGGTTGGAATGGGTCATCGCCCGACCCTGCGCAGGTTAGCACAAACGGACTCATACCGGAGTTTACATTGTACTCCGGCCCTGTGTAGCCGTTTTCCCACATTTCAGCCGTGTAGGTTAACCCTGATTTGCTGATAGCTGAAAATATGTATTTCTTGCCGTATGCCATTTTAGTTTGTTAACCCTCTGAAGGTATTAGTTCTTTGCTGACTCAACCAAATATCCTGCCCCTGTATTCTGCCCTCAACTATAACCTTACTCGCCCCACTCCCCCCCATCTGCGATGCCGATGCAATGATTGACTTCATTTGGTCGGGGCGTACAATATGCTCTGTACCGTGTAACATTACAGGGTAGCCGGATTGTGGGCCGGATACGGTACCGCCTTCAGCGAAGCCTAATAACTTGCCGAACCCCTTTAGGAATCCACCTGCTTTACTTGCCCCGCCCACCGGATTGATAGCTGATAGTATTGCCTGGAATATTGCCGCCTTAGCTGCTGCCATTGCAATATCAATAGCCAACTGCTTAAACATATTACCAAACGCTTCACCAATATTACCTCCGTTAGCCATTGCATTTGCTATACCTGTGATGCCCTGCATTGCTCTATCGGTTAGCTGATTGGCAAGTTCGAGCCGTGCATTCTTTTGATCTTCAAGATTTAATTGCTTTGCAGTTATTTCATTCAACGCAGCATTGCCATCCATTGTAAGTTTGAGATTGGTTAGGTCTTTCTGTTTGGCTTTCTCTTGCATAATAAAGCCCTGCCCCATCATTGCTTGTTGTAACCGCTTGTATATTTGGATTTGCTCTTCAAGCGCTTTGTTTTCATCTTTGACTGCAACCTCTTTAGTCTTGCCGCCGGGCGGAGGTGGCGGCTCTTTAGTTGATATTGTAGCATTTTTAGCAGCAATCTCCTCAAGTTGATTTATCTTTTTTAATTCCTCCGCTATCTGTTTTTGTAATGCAAGCCTTTTTTGTGCAAATGTATTTAATACAATTTGTTGCTCTTGCGCTTTAGTGGAATATGCCCCAGTACCGCCAACTCCTCCCATAGCAGTTGACTTCCCCTCTGCTTTTTTAAAATCTTCTATTGCCTTTGTCCTTTGATTAATTAACTCTATTTCAAGTTCTAATCTTTTTTGTTCAATAGGTGCTGCTAATGCCATTGCTGCTTTTGCAATAGATTCTTTTCGCAGTGATTCTAATAATAATTCATGTGCTTTTGTAGCTTTACCTACTAATATATCTTCATCTGAATAACCTTTCAGATACTCCCCATACTTTTCACGTAATTGATTTATTGCATTTAATCTAACATTCATTTGATTGTTAGAATCTTGAGCAGATTTGAATAAAGTATCTAATGCAACTTTTTCTTCTGAAAGTGTTTTTACATATCCTTGATTAACCTTATCAGCAAGAGTCATAGTACCAAATAATCCCTCTAATCCACGAGTCCAAGCACCTGTACCATTTTGAGCAAACTGCAACCCTGCAACAAGTGCTGAAATACCTAACCCCAATGCCCCGGCAGCAGGGAGAATATTTGTTAAGTTATTTGCAATGGCATTAAACCCATAAGGTAAATCCTGTAATACCCTACTCATTCCGGTAAAATCACTACCAAGTTTTTTAGTTGCACCGCCCGCTTTACCCCCTGCAACCGATACGCCATCCAAAGATGTAACCGTTTCACGCATGGCAAGCAACGCCTGCTTATTATCTGCCGTTAATACTATTTTGAGGGTTTCAACTGCCATCTTATATTGCTTGACTAAGTTTCTTCATGTTCTCGATAAATTGTTCCTGTGTTAATCTCTCTCCCCGATCCGGTTGCTCATCTGTTGACAAAGGTAAGAACTCTCCTATATCTTTTCGCTTGCCGGATTCGGTGTTAGTGCAATAAATGATATATGCTATCATTCGTGTACGTTGCCATTCGGCTAACTGCTTTGCTTCGTAACCTTTCCTGTATAATAAAAATTCTCGCCATGTAGCCCTCCAAAAACCTTCGATGGTCATTCCGGCTTCAATGGCGAGAACAAGTATCTCATCCCAAGTCTTTTCCCTTAACTTTTTTTTTCTTCCTGTGGCTTTTCATCCGTTGGCACATCCGGTGTCATACACTTTATAGTATAGTGGATAAACTCATTCACCGCCTTACCATTCGCCCCGCCCGCTTCATCTATGTACCTTGCAGCAGTCCTATCATCTATCACTAACCCTGCGCTCTCACTTGCTGCCTGTACCATTGTTATAATATGCTTGAAGGAAAACACCTCACCGTTATACAGGCTTAACAACTTGCTGATAGGAATATCCCCATTCAGTTCGCAGTAGCGGTGCATCGCCCATGTACCCCATTCCAATTTTACAACACCCCCCGAAATCTGTAGTTCGTATGGTGTCATAAATTAGTACGTTTTAGTTTGGGTCATTGGCGCACTTTGAACACCAAACTCTGCATCAAACTTCATCAAGTCTTTATCCTTTGCATCCAATTTTATAGAGGTAACAAATATATTACCTGTGTAAACGATGTCGCCCGATACAGGAGATGCAGGGCCGAACTTTGCAGCAACTACTGCCTTGCTACCTACCAAAGAATACAACCGCTCATAGCTTTCTTTGTCGATTGTGCCTGTTTGGTCGATTGCATTACCGCTAACCGAAATGGTCTGCATCACGCTATCACCAGGCAATTGTTGGTCGCCACATTTAGAATCAGCATCAATGGCATCTCTTTTTACATCCATTGATACAGAGGTTAAACACGCAACAGGGAGAAACGTAGAATTGTTATCCCAGTCAATTTGCAGAATTATATCTCTGCCGTTTACGAAAGTGTATGCCATTTTATATTGTTTGAGTGATTACAAAGGTATAACGAATTATTACACGAAAAGTATTCTCAAAGGGGTCTAAGTCCTCTAAGTTGTTGATGGATTCACATACCACGTTTTTACAATCCCAACCCACAGGTAAGGTTACTACCGTATCTGAATTGATACCGCCCACAACCAACTCTGCTATTTGCTCTGCTCTCTTGAATCCGAAGTTACTGCCCTTAGTTACTATATCCACGTTAGCCGATACCTCAAATTGGAAGCAGTCTTTACCTTCCCCTTGGTTCGCAGTTCGGGAAGTGATAACAATATACTCCCCATCTGCATCCGTTGGAGTCATGCCATCGTACACATCAATATAGGCGTATGCCTGTAGGCGGGCAACTAACCATTGTTTTATCGGTATGGCGGGGTTTTTCATTATCATTTGAACTTCAATAATTCTACTATTCGTTTAATAAGTTTCGGCTTTTCATTGAGGTAGGCAGGTATAAGAAAAGGTTGTGGCTTAATTCCGTTTTTCAGTATAAAGTATGCCATGCGTTCTGCCACTCTCAAATCCTCATCTAACCTTTGATTAGCATTCCCTACCCTTCTCTTTGATTTTACTTTGTATGTTCCGGCTAACTTTTTACGCTTTACATAATAAAGAAGTGATAATATCAAATCTCCATAATCACCCTCACCCTTCCCCTTAAATTGTGCGGCATATGCTGAAAACCCTTTATGGATTGGGTTTGTCATTGCTTTAGATTTCGTGCCAAACTCTACATAGGGCGCATAACCTAATTCTGAATATACCGATTTCATTAACGGCTCACCAATATTGTGCTTTATGGATTGGCGTAACTTCCCAAAGTTCGCAGGTGCTAACCGCTTTGCATCTTTCTCAATCGTTAAAGCAGAGGCATTCATTTCCTTTGCAAGTTGCGGGCCTACCTTTTCGGCTGCTATTGCAAACATTCGCCTCACCGCCTTGCCACCCAATAAGTCGAGTTCTACCTTAGCCATTATCTAAATATTGTTATTTCGTAATATTCTTTTCTATTCTCAATATCAGTTATCGAATGGATTGTATAATCAAACCCATTAATCTGTATTTTATACGTATTGTCGAAAGTGAGGGGGTAGCGGATGTAAATCCTTGCCGAATCGGTGAAAGTTACCTCCGCTGATAATAATTGTCGGTCTTGCCCTAATGGTACATACATTCCCCATATCGTACTTCCTGCCGCATAGGTAACCGTGTAGCCCCCCTCACTATCGGTTGTGGTAGTAGGCACCATTAATACCATCGGCTCAATAAGTAATTCAGCCGATAGAAACTTTGGGCTATTTCCTTTTATTCTCATAGGATTGGCGAAGTTTTAGAGTACATTTGGCACGTTCTCCACGCCTTCAGACAAACTCCCATTGTTTCATCAAATGCTCCCCTATTCTCATACAAGTGATTTACCTGGTCAAGTATAGCCGTTTTCAATGGGTTGGGTAATGCGGTAAATCCAACATTATACACCGCCCGCATTTTGTCAATAGCAGGGAAGGTTATAACCGGATGCTTGCCGCCCATGATAGTCTTATCCGTTAATTCGGTGCCTGTGGTTACATCGTACAGGGTAATAGATGAAGTTATCGGGCCGTGTGGTAACTGGAACCATCCCGCTTTGTTGCAAAACCATACCTCTGCCTGCTTAGTGATAAGCGATAACCCGGTAGCTTTTTCAATTATTTGCCTAGCAGCACGTATCATTTCGGATATTTGCGCATCTTCAGAAGTATGCGAAACACGAATGTATAATTTCGCCTCTGCCAGCGTTACGGGTTCGGAATAGCTTACCTCCGTGATGTTAGAATCAATTATGTAAGAGTAGTTACCCATTGCTCGAATTTTATTAGATTGTTTTCCGGCTGCAATTCATTTGCCCTATCGTATGCCTTATAACTGCAAATTTCGTAGTTTTCCTCCACATTTCGTATAGCCGCCACCCACTCATCTAATCTATCCTGTTTGCAGTACGTTGCAGCATCCCCACAATTCTCACGTAATCCGGGCAAGTCGGTACAAATAACCGGAATACCCGATGCCATTGCCTCGGTTGCCGTTCGCCCCCATGATTCGTAGTGCGATGGCATAAGTAGTATTCTCGTTTTGCGATATGCGATGCGTATATCTGACTGATTAGCCATAAACTCTACATTCGGCAACTCTTTGTATATCTGTTGCCCGTACCCGCCTTGTATGGCAAGAAACTGCCTATCCGGCATAGCTTCTGCTATGCGGTAGAACATTTCAGCACCTTTATTATGATTGAGATTAATCAGGGTAATCTTATCTCCTTTCTCACCCCTGTAATGGTTGATGTCAACAGGTGGCTGCAATACAAACCCGTTGTTTTGATACTTGCATTCCTCACTATTCCAGTACGAATTATACACTACATTCAACTCCCTGTGTGTACGTACGGATGAGTACATGAAAGTATTATGTGCAAACCAAACGGCAGGTTTCTTTGTGCTTTTGCAGTCAATAGCTACATCACCTGCGAAATCTAATTGTGTAAAGATTACATCAGCCCATTCATGATGGAAGTACCAATCATTGCTTCTGTTGAATACGTGGATTCCATCGTATTCGTAGTTCTCATTATTCATCTTTGAGGTCATCACCTTTACAAGGTGGCCTCTGCTCATCAGCCATTTGTTGATGTTGTGGGCGTTCCATTCTGACCCAGATTTTGCCATTGGCAAGTAGCTCTGTACGTGCCACAATATGCGTAGTCTTTTTGGTGGGGTGTTTTCGCTCACGCTTAGAAATATGTTTCATGGGGAAAAAATAATGGGGAGAGTTTTACCCTCCCCACTAAATTTAGATAGTAGCGTAAATAGAAGAGTTAGGAAGCATCAAGTTGATAGCCTCATAACATTCGATTCTTGCAGTAACCATGTTAGTTACGAAGTTGTTTTGATCTTCGTAAGATAACTCAATGTTCAAACCGTTCACCTCTACACGCTCAATAAATGAGTTGTCAAGTACCAAAGCACGGTTATTAGGAATCCAGTTAACGCCAACGATAGGCACACCAACAAGATTCAAAGCACCGTTAGCACCGATACCTAAAGAACCTGCACCTAAGTAGTAACCGTTGGTGAAAGATTCGATAAGCAAAGTGCTGTATTGTGCATTGCTCACGAAGATTACAGAAGGACTGAAATCAGCAGCACGCTGATTACCAATCAACTGAATCAAATCTCCGAGGTTGGTAGATGCAGAAGTGGTAGTTACACCAGTTGAAGCACCTGATACGCTTGAGAAGAAAGAAGCGTTCTCTGCTTTGAAGAAATCACGAGTCAACAAACGTGGTAACGTTTGGCTCATGAAAGGCAAAGATGCAAGCATCTGACGGCTAAACTTAGTAAAACCAGCGATGAACTGATTAACAGTCTTTACCTCGGTCAGAGAATAGTTATTCTCTTGCTTCAGTGAACCTTCAAGTTGTGCAGCGATGTTGTTTGCATTACCAGTAGCCTCGCGGTATGTAACATACAAACCTGTAGGGCTTTGAACGGTAGGCACGAAATCACGCATATTTACCAACTGCGCAGGCTGTGTAGCTTGGCGGCTATTGTAAGTCGCAACGCTATCACCGGAAAGGTTAGTGGCCAAAGTGATAGTCTTTACTTCGGGCATCTCAATCAGAACACGGCCATTCTTTTTGATTTCGGCTTCGATGTTGCGACCTTCTAACTTCTCGGATAATACTTCGTTGAAACTTTTTGCAGAATCAGGATTACCGGCTTTTACCTTAGTGGTAAGGGCATCAAATTGATTTTGCATAACTCCTTTGAACTCGGCAAGGTCAGCAGGTGTAACTACTGAATCTAATTTGCTTTTAAGTTCGGTAACTACTAATTTGGCATCAGCCGCATCAGTTTTTGCATTGGCAGAATTTGCCAATACTTGCGTAAGGTTGTCTCCTATTGATTTTACCTCCGCAGCGATTTGTTCGTTTGTCATTTTAATGATTTTAACGAGTGATTAAATTGTTTGAGTGCTTCAAATACTATTGCATTCGTATCCGGCTCGACTGCGTTCGCTGCGGGTTGAGTGGTAATGTCTGAAATTGCTTTCTGTATTTGCTTTATTTCTATCTCCAACAGGGAGAAAGTTTCATCTGTAAATGTGCCATGCTTGAACGCCTTTAGTAGCTTTTCTAATCTACCGTTAAGCGTTTCCTGCACCTCTGCTTGTTCCATCCCTTTATACATTGCTAATGTAGGTGTTTCGGGGTTGGCTGCCCATAAAACGGCACTACCTTCATAGAGCATCAATTCTTTGATTGTACGAATGCCAGTAGAATTATCCATTTCGGATTTGATAGTGCTGAATCCGATTGAGTGCTGATTGATTAGATTAGCCTCATATAATTTCAGCATATCTTCGCCCATCTCCGTTTCGATTATTTCAGTAACGGCAATAAGTGCATTCCCTTCCACGTATAATTCTTTCGGCTTACCAAGTGCGTACTTCATTGAACTCTTATGGTCAACTAAAGACCATATTAGATTCTTACCAAGCGGCCCACGTTCCTGTATAGTCTTTGTAAATGCTTCCGGTACAATCACATCGTTATCTAAATCAACATTGCCACACATAGCCCATACCGTTTTCACGTTACGTGAACGAATATCCATATCCTCGATGCCGTTGCTAATATCTTTAACCTGGTAATGCTTCATATACTCCTCTGTTTACTTGCAAAAATACGGGGTTATTCCATAGGTTCCACATCTCCCCGGCTGCGCCACGTAATCCACCTTGTATTGGTATCGGTTTATCGTTTGCATCTCTTAATGCCTCGAATCCTATTGTACACCTGCAATTACAAATATTACCTAACCCTCCGCTTGGATCTCCGGGGTATTCCATTGATGCAGTAGATTCACTTCCGGTAACGGTAAACAATTCATCAATCGGCACTTGCTTACCATCCATAGTAAAATGGTCAAACATATCACGAGGGGTTCTACGTGTTCTATCATCTAATATTGCTATCCATTCTTTAACAGATTGCAATCCGGTTGATACTGCCCCAAGTAATGAACCTTGATTAGCTGCTTTAGTAGTTTCGGTACGTGCAATTAATTCTGCACGATATGCGTTTACCCCTGCTTTCTCTATCTCTTGAATAATCTTTCGTAAATCCCAATTCTCCTGTACTCCCTTTATTAGTGCTTGCCTTACTTTTTCCTTTGTTGTTTCTGTAATGTCATCAACAAGTTTTTCTAATGATTTCTCTATTAGTATTCTCATGATGTCTGCCCATTTCTGTTCAGGTGTCATGGAATCCTTTACACCTGCCGACTTGCGTATTTTGGTGTATGAGTGCTTTGCCATTGCCTTGCTTGCCCCCTGTTGCAAATTACGTAGTGTATTTTTTAGCCCTTCCTTACTTGGCTGCTCGCCATTAAGTATTTGCTTGGTCTGCTTATCCAACTCACGCTTGATAAGTACCCTGTATCGTTTGCGATATGCGTTATAAAGTTGGCGGTACATTCAAAGGCAGGTTAGTGAAATCATCTATCGGAGTAAGTCCGGATGGCACGTACAACTTTTGATAATCTTCAATAGGTACATTCGGATCGGGTGCAAGTCCCTGTATTTTTAGTTTCTGCTCAGGCGTTAACCACCATGCAGTATTTAACCATGTACTTTGCTCTGCCCTGTTTGCTTCAAGTTCGGAGTAGATGCTCATGTCAAAGTCCACGAATATATCGCTACCCTTATACCCCCAGTCGGTTTGCATCTTGCGGTTAATGTTATCACGAATGGCAGTTAGTTCCGGTAACACCGCCCGAATGGTTAGTGATTTCTCTGCTTCCTTCATATTGTTGTACGTAGCAGCATCGGTATTACCCAGTAGCACCGGAGGTACACCATAGATTGAACATAGTGCCTCCTTATCCCATTTCTCCGCTTCTATTAATTGTAAGTCCTTCGCAGGTAAACCAATCTGCGCCCATCCTACTTTGTAACCTGATACGGCTGCGCTGCCATGCTTTGCGGCCCCTGTGTTCGCTGATATTTGCATCTTGAGTGCCTGTGCTTGTTCGCTGCCGGATAAAGGGTCAAAGCGTTGGTCATCCATGTATAACACCCCTAACGGCCCCATGTTATCGAACATCGCTACGGATGCCTCCTTGCTTGCATTGGAACGTGTCAGTACCTTAGATGCAGCACGTAGCGGTGATAATCCGTACAACTGCCCTCCGGTCGCATTCCATTCGGGGTTGAAGTATTTATCATGCAGAATCTCTATTGTATTGAAAGGGATGTACTGCCCATAGTACAACTGATAGGCTACCTTCTTTGGTGGGAACTGCTCAATATCTACTTTGATTGCCATGTACTGCGATGGCAGCATATAAAGTTCTAACGGCTTGCCCCTGTTAACTGATTCCTCTCCGACCTGCTTTGCGTACATAAAAGCATTGCCTGTAATCTTCTTAAACCCTACCCATTGCTCTATAATATCGCTCCATGTATCTTCAGAGTTCGGGTATTTCAGTAATTCATTCAGCCGGCTATCGCCTTCGTATATTTCGAACGCTTCCTCTTTCAGTTCTTTCAGTTTGGCATAGTCAGTAATAGCATCCGGTTGCTGCATCTTAGCCATGTAGCGTTTCTGCGCTGCTTTGTTCTTAACCCTATACACAAACCAGGGCGCAACCTTTGCTTTTTGGGTTATTAGGGTAATGATGGCGTATACTAAATCATTGCCTATGTAACTATCCCTAACTATCTCTGCTTGATTCTGCCCATCCCACGTGAGTAACCCACGCTCCACCGACATTTGCACAGGCATCTTAGCGGGTGCCGCCTTACGATTAAGAAAATCGAATAAACCCATATTTAAAAGATTTATACAAAATTACACCGAAAACCCTTACCATACCGCCACCTTGAACGCTGGCTTATGTAGGTGGGTGAATATGGCATAGCGCATTGCATCAAGGGCATCATCTGATTCTTTCACAGGCTCATCAATTACATTATCGTTTTTATCCTTGCGCCATTTGTAGGATTGCAGTTCCCGAATGATGTCCTTACTATCCTTATGTACAAATAGCGGGTAGCTTTTCACTTTCAATATCCCTGCCCATACTTCCTTGTTTGCAGTTTGTGCATTAATACCGCCCCTGTATAGTTCCTCAATGCTTTTCGGTTCGGCAGCATCGCAGTACACCGGCTTGCGGTCTGATATATGATCCTTTACTTCCCTGCTTATTTCAGATGGGGTTAATCCGGATTTGTAAATTAACTGCTTTACATAATTCGCCCCCTGGTAATGGCATACCTTGACAAGTGCAAGCGGATGCACATAACCGAAGTCTAATCCATAAAATATATCGCCGCCTTCTGGTAACTCATCGGTAATTTGCCATTGAGTATAAATAATCTCCTTTGCTGCACCACGCTGGCCGAGTCCATAAACCTTCCACATGAAGTCATCCGGTAATAGCTTGTAGCTTTCAATCGTATCAATCTGTATTTGCGAAAGGTTGCCGAGGTTATTTAGGTAGGTAGAGTGTATGCGCTTGTTAATCGGGTTATCCGATACTTCGTACACCCATGAAACGAAGTCCGCAGGATTCCAGTCTAAGAATATCTTACCCGTTGTACGCATCGCCAGTTGGTCGAATAACGCCTTACGTATGAGGTTGGCTTCATTAACGAATAGTATATCCCTACCCGGCCCCCTTGCTTTGCCCTCATCTTCAAGTCCGAATAGTTCGATGTAGCTGCCATTATCGAATCGGTAGATAAAATCGGTGTAGCTAAATTTCTTGTCATCCCACAAATGCCATTCCTCCATGATTGTTTTGAAATCCCTGTATGCACCACGTTTGATGTGCGGTAGGGAGTGCGATACAATAGAGATGCGGATGTTTTTAGCATTCTTATCGGCTGCAATGGATATAAGGAGTTGCACTATGCTATAGGACTTGCTACTACGTGAGCCGCCCTCGTTACAAATTATCGGGGCATCACTTTTGTATGCTGCTACGTTTTCGTAGAATACCGGGGTTGCTCTAATCTGTTTTAATTCCACAGGTCTTAAATTCAGTTAACGTACAAAACTCTTCTTTAGTCTTTTGCAGAACCGAGTAAACATTCCACCCGTCATTATAATTGCCCATAGCAGCAACGCTACCAACATCATGCAAAGTATAGCCGCAGATTGCAGCCAGATTACGATAGAACTCTTCTGTAACGTAGTTGAATCCATGACCGGGCCAGTTGCCTGTTTTTGGGTTTTCGGAGATGATATAACCTCCGAGTTTAACGAGGTTGTGTTTGTTCCGCCAACAATTGTATATGGCTTTGATGTCATGCTTCCCATTGGTGCCAACGTGTTCGGATGTGCCGGCATCCACCAATAAATCAAACTGCTTGTCGAACTTGTGTAATCGGGATAAGTCCAACGGGGTTGAGCCGTTCTCACCCGAAATATCAATGGCTTCATAGTCTTTGCCGGCATAGTAAGAATCTTTAGTGTAAGGGGCAGGTAATGGCACCCGGTAATCGTTTTGCGCTCCTAAATCTACCACCGATTGTATGTGTGGCAGGTAGGGGTCTATTATGCGTGTTGTTTCGTGAGTGTAGCCCATATTATTTCTTTAGATGTACCACTATATCCCTGTGGTCGGGTGTTAGGTTACGGCTAACAATTTTGAATTTATGTTTCATAATATCTACCGTTCTATCATCTTGGTAAAAATGCCCGATTAACATTCTATCTCCTAACTTGTATTTAGTCCAATCATCGAAGTCGGGGAACTCTGCTTTTATTTTATCAAAGTTACTAATCATTATCACACAATCACCGCCCTTCTTCATCACTCTGTAAATAGATTGCAGATATTCTTTGATGGCATCATTTGAGAAATGGCAAAACACACCGTAACTGAATACAAAGTCAATTGAGTTGTCCGGTATGCCTGTGCATTTGTAATCTTGGTTATTCAGTTCGGTATAAATAACATTATGGTATTTTACGCCTTCATGTTTTGGAATTACATCAATACCAAAAACAACATCGAACTGCTCTGATAGTACCTTAGTAAATACACCGCCACCGCATCCTATTTCTAAACAGGTTTTATTACTGAATGGCACAATAGTACGTTCAATCACCTTGTCTATGCCTATCCCATAGGTAAACGCTTCATAATATCCGCTCTTGCCCCAAAAGTTGATAAATTGCTCTTTTGTGAAGTCCATACTAATCTTTTACCCCCCAATTAATAAAATAAGGTTCAACAGGCAGATAGTGCCTGTATGCTAACCCTCCGTAAGGTTGCACCGGAATCCCTGCTAAGTTCATCAATCCGGATAGTAGTGCCTGGTCATGTCGGCTGCTGATAAATTGCGGATTAACTGATTCATTGTGATGAAAGCAATTCTCCTTTGCTCCCTTTATCCACTTTTCAAAGATAGGCATAGTCTTGGGGTGGTCGAAATCGAACACAATACAACAGGCCATAATTTGATACATGGTAATCACATCCCTATAGCTATTTAGCCCTAAGAACTTGATTTGATGGTCGGGGATGTACTTGTGTAACGGATGCCCTTCGTTGTTCCATGCTACAATCCCATGTTCGGCTGCCAATGCCCACAATGGATCGGGATTCTGGTGTACCCGGATTGTGGAATCGCACCAAATGATTTTCCGGTATCCCATCTCCAATGCCTCCGCTACCATGAACGGCTTGAATTGATACGGCATATTCTGGTGATTCCATGACTTACCCCACTTCTCGGTATTAGGCCAGTCGCCCAGGTGAATCTTGCGTTCAAGGTACTCATCCACATACCCATCCACACTACGAAAGTGAGTATCGTAGTCGGGTGCCTTGCGGTCTATACTTCTGATTAGTCCTAATTGCGCCTCGTTGTAGTTCTCCCTGCCTGTGGATGATAGGGATACGATTACTTTACCGGATGTTTTCATATTACTTTTGTTTTTCAAAATAGAACAACCCTTCAAATGGCTTTATATCAATCATTCCATAATCAACGGCTACATTGTTAATGTATATGTTTTCAAGTCTTTTATGCAGCCCTTTCATAGATAACCTAAACTGCTCCACATTGTCTGCTCTTTTGTAGTGGTTACAACTTCTACATGATGGCATAAGATTACTGAAATCGTGTATGGTATCATCATTTGCAGACCATCTTGGTTTCATGTGGTCAACCTGCATTTCTTTTATCGTTATTTCCTTGCCACAATAACCACAATGACCATTATATTTTTGATGCACCTTTATTCTATCTACCTTGCCCATATTACATTTTCTAAGTTAGTTAATAAGCACTTCGTTAACCCTGCCTTGTTGCAGTAATCTTTGATAAGGTGAAACAAGTCTACATTACCGTTATGCTCAATACATACCATCTGCGTATGCTTAAGGTTAATTTGTTCAAGTATCTCATAATCCACGCCCTCGGCATCGATAGAGATAAAATCAAAGTACTTGAATGGGGAGTTCTTTACCAGGGTGTTGTATGTCCATACCTCGGTCATGCGCTCTTTGAACTCCGTACACGGCCATCGTTTAGTTTCGTTACGTTTGATTGTACTAAGTAGCGATACATCGCCCTTGCCTAAGTGGTCGCCCATCTCATGGAACGTACAATGCCCATCCGTTTCGCCTATTGCTACATTAAACTTGTGTACCATAGGATTGGCTAATATCCGGTTGAACGCTTCTTCGCTTGGTTCTACCAGTACACCGCTCCACCCCTGTAGCTGCAATGCGTAGGTATTAGATAAGGTAACGCCATCGTTCGCCCCAATGTCAAGGAAGAATCCTTTGCGGGATTGGAAGTAGGCAAGGATTATATCCTGCTCGTTATTTTGGGAGTATCTCATTTGCCGTAGGTTTCGGTGTTTGTCTAATTTCTGTCTTGATATTTATATGATTCTTTAACTCCAATACTTGTTGCCTCTTCCCATCCTCTCTTATAGTCATCTTCCCTTTGCTGCTTTTCCAATTCTTTGGCTTGTTCAAATAAGTCTGCAAGTTCTGAGTGATATGCTTCGTGTATCATTTCAGTAATCATTTCTGCAAACCACTCCACCCCTGTTTGCTGTTCCATGTTATTTGCTATAATTTAATTTGTAATACTCCTCCCCTGTCATTTCCTTAAAGTTAGGTTTTGATGCCCTTATTATCTTTCTGCCGTGTGCCTTTGCTATTTGCTCTGCAAACATTTGATTTGCCTGGTTAACTATCTCCTGCTTCTTTTCGTTGTATGCCTTCCAGCCCAACTCACTACATTCCTTTTGAATTTCGCTTAGCTTATCAGATAACCATTGTGTTGCAGGTAATTGCATGTTACTTGTTTGTCCTGAATTGATAATGATAAAGTTCCTTCTCAATCTTCACCTCGGTCTTAATCAGCCCGGCATTGTGTATAGCCGTTGCCCACGCATAATCTTCACCGATACGAATATCCATGAAAGGGAATGCAATTGCTATCTCCCTGCGTATGGGTACGATATGGTTAGGATAGCGGTAATAAGCCCCGCCCTTCGCCTCATATCCGTAATCCTTACTTATGTACCACTTACGCTCATCCGTGCCGTTGGTGGTCATTGTGCCATTAAATACGATAGCATCGGGATTAGATTCGGCTGCCGTTAGGATGTCTTTAACGTATGTACTGCTCACCATGTCATCATCATCAATGAATACCACATATTTTCCCGTGCTGCGTTGTAGTAGTAGGTTACGTTTACGGCCTGTAGTCATTGCACCGTTATCAGATTCGGTTAGAACTTCAACCTCTGGTGTGCGTTGCGGTGTAAGTACCTGGAGCAACTGCGAAAGATAGCCTATGCGTTGTGGGAGGGTGCAGATTAGGATTGATAGGGTCATAGTGCTTGGATTTCGGCTTTGACTTGTTCCCAATAAGTATTGAAAACAATGCCATTAAAATCAGGTCTATCCACTACATGTTTAGTAGCTTCAATTATCTCATCTACTGCAATTAATGCGCATTGTTTAGCTGATTCTATATAATCTTCCCATCCTAATACTTCGTGATAAACTCTTGTATGTACAATGAACTTATCAACCAATTCCTGTGCTTTATCTTTCGGTGTCATACATTCTGTTTAGGAAACCCGGCTTTTGATCTCCGGATATAGGTTATCTCATCCGCTCTGTAAAACGATTGAGTATGATTAAGCAACGCATCTACAGGCTCCCCAGTCCATGCAGGGTGGTAGTGGTCAAATATCCGCTTATCTACGTATTTATACGAATTGCACATCTTCGCCACATCCATAGCCTCGTTATCGCACCAAAGGGATTCGTATTGGGGGTGGTAGATGTACCCGAAACGCTCATAGTACGTTCTACCCATGATGGACATCGTAGGCAGCAAGTGATTAACCCTGCCATCGGGAAAGTGAATGAATAGGTCTAAGTTGCCCTCAAATGCATTGATAATGTCAATGTCATAGCCGTGCTTAATGAATCGCATATCATCGCTCATATTCACAACTATATCCCCCTGCCATCCTTCCATTCCCCTGTTAATGGCATGTACCTTGCTTTTGGATTTGCCCATTGTGATAAACACATTGGGGAACTTCAGCAGGTCGGCTAACTCATTTGAGTTTAGCGTAACGGTATCATCATCATCAATCGTTAATCCAACCGTGTACTTCTTAGAATGTGAATATGCCTGAATGGTAGCGAATGCAGCAGCCATCTTTTCGGGTCTGCTACGTGTTGCAAAGTTGTAATGTATGTGCATGGTGTCCGAGCGTGTTTCACAAAGATAGCAAATATCTTTGGAGTGGTTCATCTGTAGCCTACACTTTTGTTTTCCACAATAGATACACAATTTATACAATGGGGTGTGATTTGGTGTCGGGGATAATCTGAATGATGGTAGTCGGCATTGGGTTATCCGGATCGTTGGCAACCTGTAGCGGAATCAGTTTGGATGCCAGGCGGTAAAATTCGGTGGGGTTAGCTTTACCCCATGCGGTAAGGTTAACCGTGTCATCATCCTGTAGCAGGTCAAATGCGGTGGCGAAATGCTCCCTCACTGATTTAGTAACCTTGTTCGGTGTTCCTTTCGGCCTCCCATTAGGATTGTTAGTATGTCCTTTCTTTGGCACTCTGTAGATACTTGTTGTTTACAAAGTTACCCATATTTTGCACTAACCACCAAATTCGCAGATATTCGCGGTCAAATTCGCAGATAACTCATTGATAATCAGTCAAATTCGCAGTATTCGCATATTTCTCGCACCTCCTTAGTAATATAGAGTATTATGTATAGATATATAATATTATTATTTCTTTGAAATTTCTGCGAATATGCGAATATGGTTAGTTAGCCTATAGTAATCAATCAGTTACAAATTCGCAGTAGGTGCGAATATTGCGAATATTTATACCGATAACCTAATGCTAATTTGATTTTGTAATATGTAATCAAAATATTGTAACTTTGAAATTGTAATATATAATTAAATGGAAAAGCAAAATTTAAGAGGTGGTAAGCGTACCGGAGCAGGTCGCCCACGAAAGTACAATGATAGTAAAGTGATAAGCATTAGAGTTGAAAAGCAGTACATTAATCAGGTTAAAATGCAGGTAATGCTTACCCTTGCAAAACTCCGTAAACGTGATTATAACCATGATGTTGGAGCTAACGAAATGGTATAATTTATCGCTCACAAATGTTGGGTATTACCCCCAATTTGGGCGTTAATGGGTATAAAAAACCCCCGATGTAGAAACACCAGGGGAAACCAAAACACCACATGAATACTATTATTTCAGTCGGTTATGTATTGTAACCAACTCACATTTTCTCATACTGCCCATGCGCCACCCTTTTCACAACCCTTGCAAAGTCAGCCCTACGCATAGCATCGAAGAATCGCTTAGGTTTAATGTTAAGCCTTACACAAAGCAAATCTACCTCCTTTGTGGTAAACTTTGGCGGTAGGTTATCAACCAGTAGCCGCAGGTCAGCAGGTAGGCCGGATTCCGTTTCAGCACATAACTCACTAATTATGGATATCGTACTCTCCGCATAGTACCTATACAGGTTATATGCTTTGTTAACTATCTCCACGGTTATAACGGGTTTTAGTACGTTTTGGCATATAGCTACCACATGGCACATCCGTGGGAAGTATGCGCTCATTTTAGCTTCAGCACCCATTATGTATTGCTCTGCTTTACCTGCCATCCGGCTATTCGCATCCGCTAAATTCTGCCTGTAGTATTTGGTGTATAGTGTTTTCGCATCTGGTGTAATCTCAATTCGTATGGGCGCACAATCCCCGGCTGCAAATTCTTTGTTGATGCGGTACAGGTGAGTTACCAATTCTTTCCACTCCTTACACATTTGCCGGCCACCGCTAAATGGGTCGGCATCTTCATTCAGTTTGATGTAATCGGATTTAACCATAAGGAAACGTGAGGCGAATCCTGATTGAATTTTATCAGCCCCGAATATGTGTGCCAACCTGGATGGCTGCGTACCCATCAAAAGGGATATGTTAAGTGATTTAACTACTCTTTCTTTCTCCCGATCCGCTCTAATTTGGGTGTACCTACCTCCAGTGAATGCTTGGGTGAAAAATGAAATAGCATCGTTATTTGCTTTGTGCGCCCCTGCGTTTAGGATAGTTTCCGCTTCATCATGATATACCCCCATCCCTGCCTCCTGGTCTTGCATTAGGGCGATATATCCCTCGGTGGT